AGACGATTCCGTCTGGCGTGAATGAGTTCCCCTGGATTCAGACCGGATCGGCTGGTCAGGCGCTCAATCAGTCCACCTCCGAGCTGACTCAGGAGATGCTCGATGTCGCCGCCGCCACGCTGATCCGTAACGGCGCGACGAATCCTGATAGTTCCGGCTTCATCAGCTACTCCAGCGATGGTCCGATCTTCCCGCTGTACATCGGCTTGGAGGCTTCGCAGCGCATCGCTCAGAACAACCCCGCGTTCCGCGATGACTTGCGCTTCGCTGATCAGGGTAGTGGCGCTGGTGCGGAGTTGCTCAAGCGCATCGGCGCGAATCGGGTCATTAAGAACTTCCGGCATGTGCCGAATCTGTTCCCGCCCCGGTTTACCTATGCCGGTGGCAAGTACACGCTGGTTCAGCCGTTCACCAGTGCTTCCGGCACGAAGGGTACTGTGTTCAGCGTCAACCCGAGCTGGACGACCGCTCCGTTCGAGGCTGCGTTCATCGTCACCCCGTACGTCTTCAAGTCTCACATCGTGCGTCCTGTGAACCGTGTTGGTGATTTGAGCTGGATGCCGACCAACTACATGGGCGAGTGGCAGTGGGTGACTGGTGCCTACAAGCTCGATGTGGATTGCGCCGATCCGCTGGAGAAGAAGGGTCAGCATTATGCTGAGTTCGTGCATGCTTCCGAGCCGATCTTCCCGTCCCAGGGAATGACTATTATCTTTAGGCGTTGCACCGGAGCGTTGACCCAGGTGATTTGTTCCTGAGGTAGTTAATACTTAATCCATGCAGCCTCGGCAGCGAAAGTTGCCGGGGTTTTTTCTTTGCACCAACGTCTTGACGAATCAACGTTGATTGGTTAAGATTTCAGCGCATGGAAAAACTGAAACGTGGCGACGTACGCGAAAGTGACGGGAAGAAGTTCTGGTTCTACGGCCCGAAGCTGGCCAACGGTGAACGCTCGGAATATTGGGTTTCGCCTGAAAGGTACGAATACTTGCTTCTGAAATCGGCTGAGAAACTCAAGCGGTACGCGGAAAAGAATCCAGACAAGCTGAAGGAAGGTGCAGCCAGGAGATATCAAGAAAATCGAGAACAGAGGCTTGAGAAAGCGCGCGAGTATTACGTTCAGAACAAAGAGCAGGTCAACAAACGGAACAGCGAGTACGGAAAGAAGAACGCTGAACACCTGAAGAAAAAGTCGAATGAATATCGTGCTGCCAATCGCGAGCGAGCGCGTCAATGGAACAGGAAATACACCAAAGCCAACCGCCAACTTTTGACGGACAAACTCCGCGAACGCCGCCGCAACGACCCGCTCGTGCGCCTCAAAGACGCCATTCGCGGATCAGTCCGTGCATATCTTGGAAGCAAGAAAACGCGACGGTCGGCCACGTTCGAGATTGTCGGATGTACGCCTGATTTCTTGCGCTCTCATCTGGAGAAGCAGTTCAAGCCGGGAATGACCTGGGAAAATTACGGAAGTCATTGGCATGTTGATCATCGCATACCATTGGCCAGTGGAACGACGCCTGAGGAGGTAATGGGGTTGAGTCATTGGACGAATCTGCAACCGCTTGAGGCGCTAGAAAATATGATGAAGAGCGACAAGCTCCCAACATCGCATTAGCCTCTTGACACTAATGCCCACAAAGTGATGCTCCCCGTATGCCGGTATTTACCATCCCCGAAGGCGTTGAAATCCCCGAGAATCTGAAGGAAGGCGAGGCTTTCCAGACGATGGCGACTATCGTTCTTGGCAAGGGCGGCAAGGCTGAGGTCATCGAGATTGATGGTATGGTCATCCCTGGCTACGAGAATAAGAAGTCGAAGGGCAAGAAGATGGCCGAGCGCGGAGAGGATGAGGAGGAGTACGAGGAGGAGGAGGAGGAGGTTGCTCCCGGCGGCGGGGAGGGTTTCATCGCTGAGGTGATGCGCCGTGGTTCTGGTCCGATGGCCTAAATTGTAAATCGATATGCCAAACATCACATGCGACGAGGCGGAGACGCTGATCAATGAGGCGGCGTCGCTGGGATGTCGTTCTCCATGGGAGGTTGAGCTGGCGAAGCTGGCTCTGGAGAATCGCATTGCGACGTATCTTCAGGGCGGTGGCGCGACGCGCGGAACGTATCGGAGCGTGAGCGCGACGGGTAATGTCACGAGTGGTGATTATCTTCTGCTCTGTGATTCAACCGCTGGCGCGGTGACGGTTACGTTGCCTCCGGCTGCGCTTGTTCCGGGTCGGATCTATGTGTTCAAGCGAATCAATGCCGGTGCGAACAACGTGGTTGTTGACGGCTATGCGTCTGAGACGATTGACGGGGCGACGACGTACACGCTGAGTTCTCAGTGGGCTGGCGTGACGGTTATGAGCAACGGAACCGCTTGGTTCATCATCATCTGATATGGCTAACATCTCCTGCGCGGAAGCTGCTAATCTGATCGCCGAGGCTTACGGCGCTTCGTGCAAGAGTCCGCGCGAGCGTAATCTGCTGGAGATTGGCCTACTCTGGGAGGCTGCGACTCTTGGTGGAACGGCTGACATCACGGCGGACAACACGGTGATTACGGCTGACAGCACGATCATCACGGCGGACATGACCGAATTTCTCTAACCGAAACCAAACCATTTAATTCGATATGGCACAGCAAACCATCAATGTCGGAACGTCCCCCAATGACGGGACGGGAACGCCGCTGCGTACGGCTTTCCAGTACACGAACAGCAACTTCAGCGAGCTGTACACGGCTGTTGGCCCTAGCGGCAATAACATCGTCGTTCCGGGTACCGCCACCATCACCGGCGATCTGACGGTGGCGACGAGTGTTCTAAAGGTTGATTCTGCTAACACGCGAGTTGGAATCAATACCACCACAATCAATGGTGGCCCTTTCAACGTTAAAATCTCGTCTGCAATCGACGCAAAGTTTGTTGTTCAGGATGGTTTTACCACTGGAAACGTGCGCCTTGCTGCTGTTGATAACGCTTACACCACTTACAAGATAATGGACTACAGCGCGTTGTCCCATGCTTGGTACAACAGCGGCTCCACCGCCATGACCCTGAACTCCACGGGGCTGGGCGTGGGGGCTGGCCCCGGACTGACTGGTTCAAGCCGTCGCGCTTTGACCGTCAATGCTCCGACCGGACAGCTTTCAATTCTGGAGTTGGCTGTAAATTCGGTTACGACTGGATACCTGTTTTCTAACGCTACCCAGACTTCGCTGGTGTCGCAGGGAGCAACGTTCCTGACATTTGACACCAACAGCAATGAGCGGATGCGAATTGATAGCGCCGGCAACGTCGGCGTGGGGGTTAGCACATTCGGAATCTCTGCAGCGAAAGTTATTGGAATTGCTGATGGAACAGCTCCTAGCACTTCACCCGCTGGCATGGGACAGCTCTACGTCGAAGCCGGTGCGCTGAAGTACCGTGGAAGCTCTGGCACCGTCACCACGCTCGCTAACGCCTAATCCATACCACCATGACCACCATCTCCATTGTCTGGATCATCGAACGCCTTCTCGTTAAGCCGACCGAAGGCAGTCTCACGGACGTTGTGATTACCGCCGACTGGCGTTGCAACGGCACCGAAACCACCGGCACCGGCGACGATGCGAAGACCTACAGCGGCACTTGCTACGGCTCCTGCTCGTTCGCTGCGCCCAGTGGTGACTTCACGCCTTACGAGGATCTGACGCAGGATCAAGTCTTGAGCTGGTGCTTCGCCAATGGCGTCAACAAGACCGCCATCGAAGCGAATGTCACCGCGCAGATCCAGAACCAGATCAACCCGCCGATCATCGCTCCGCCGCTGCCGTGGGTGGAGCCTGCTCCTGAGCCGGTTGTTGTTGCGCCTGAAGCTCCCGTTGTCGAAGCTCCTGCCGCATGATTAAGATCGAACTCACACTGCAACAGTTGCAACAGCTCACCCAACTTCTCGTGATCGGGATGAAGGCTGGAGACGTTATGAATATGAAGGTTGGACTTCCTTTGTACGAAAGCATTGAAGCCCAAGTGAACGCACAGCAGCAGCACAAGCCCGAGTAACATGGACGCGAGCAATCATGGCGGTGGATTCGGAGGTATCGTTGGGTTGCTGGGAACAGCGACCGTG